CCCCCCTAAAGCTTTAATTTCAACTAGTTCCGGGTCATTAATCCCCTTTAATATGTCATCTTTTCTCAATACCATATATATCATTCTCCCATCTTTTTTTTTATTATTTAACCCTAAACTTTAGTTTATAACTATTTAATCCCCACCGGTAACGGTTATGTAGCCGGTTTTTGTTTCAGTGTTCTCGCCTTCGCTGTTAATAGCGGTTAAAGACACGGTGTAACTTCCAGCGTCAGTATATGTGTGCTGTGGGTTTACAGTTGTCACGGTAGGGCTGTCATCCCCAAAATCCCAAACATAACTATTGCCCTCTCCGATGGATGTGTTAGTGAATTGAACAGTTAACGGTGCTTCACCACTTAGGGGAATTCCACTGAACGCAGCAACAGGCTCAATAAGCATGTCAATACCCCCCGGGCGGATCTCGGGCATGTTATTCTCCAAAGTGCACACCACTCCAGCCATAACCTCAGTTTCTCCGTCTTTCAATGTGGTGTTAGTGGTTGCTAATGACTTCATCGTGATTTTAGGTTCAATCATGTCACTGCCGCTGGCATCATATTCAATAGTACAAAGGTTATCCGGGAACAGGATGGTTAATTTCTCATCCGGCCTTTCACACGCACTTATAACTATTTTCAGTGGAACGGTGGTTAACTTACACTCAGAAGCGGTGTTAGCTCCCTCTTCACCGTATTCAAACATTTCAATATATTTCAATGTTTCCGGCTCTAGGGAGGTTTCCAATTCCATTTCACTTTCCCGTTTGCCAGCAATAGGTTTTTTCTGCAAGAACCTTGATCCGAGGCCACGGGCTTTATCAGGGGATAAGTTATTTTTCAAGTTCCAGCTGAATGAGGATATAACTCCAGCGGGTACTTCGCCATCAAATTCAAGACTCACATCATAGAATGCGAGGGGTATGGCGCTTTTAATTAACTTCAATTCAGTGGGTGCGGGCACTCCGTCAGTTTTAGTATCTTTTTTAGCAACCCCTTTCACGCTAATGTGCATCCATTCATCTGACACCTCAATACCGAACTCATCAATCATGAATCCAGTCACTTCTTTAGTGAATAAGTCCATGTGGCCATATAGGGTGAATGAGGGTAATAGCATGTTATTGAGGCCATAGATTTCATGTGTGTTCATCTCACCTGGGTTACCTTCTGTGAAAACATATTCTCCGAGTGCCCCTTTAAGGAAGTGGCCGATAGTTTTAAGTTCGGCAACACCTTCAAATTCAGGGTTTGGTACATAAGGTCCGGTTCGGACTGTGCGTAGATCTCGGCTTAAACCAGATTCCAGTTCTAAGGGGTCCCCGTCAATGCTTATACTTGATTTAGTGACTTCAATATGGAAGTCCGGAGCACCTATTTCAGGGGCAACGCCCCATTCTTCTTCTTCAACTAGTCCAACAACTCGCTGTAATTCCATGTTTTCTTCATATCCATCCATATTAATTACCTCTCTAAAAGTTTTTTTTATCTAATAAATCTTATTTATCCAGTTTATCACAGTGTAACCACTGAATAGGGTACACAAAGTCAAATACAATGCTCGCAGCCCCCACAGCTTCAGATTTGCCTTCAATCCGCAACTCTCCAGCTGGTTTGAACTCTGCGAAGCGGACGGTGCTGAATAACCGGTCAGGGTCGGTGGGTCTTGATTTTACTCTGTTGAAGTTTTTCAGTACACTAGCCGCGGTTCGGGTTGCTAGGTTCCTTGCGGCAGCCATCGTTTCTTCAATCCCGTCACTGTCATAATCAACGCACACAAATTCAAATGGAGTCTTCAGAAAATTAGTGTGACTGAGATTAGTGCTTTTTTTATCATCAACCGTGGTGATTCCCTCACTTATCCAAATCCCAGGAGGGTCCGGAATATGTTCAGCCATATTGGATGATACCAACTCCTCAACATCAGCCAATAACCCCCCATCCTCCATCTCCCGAGTAATATAAGACTTTATAACCCGGGCCGGGGCCGCTAATCCTTCTTGTATTGCTAAACTAGTCATAATAATCCCTTAGCCTCCATTGCAGCTCTTATAATAAACTCATCCCCTCTCTTTTCAGTTTCATTAATACTTTTCTCAACATAACGCCGGGGTTTAATACCCTTCACTGATTTAACCACCACCATAGCCCCTTTATACTCAAAAGCCAAAGCTTTCTTAGTTTTAGGAGTTATTAACTTACCACGGGGGCCGTAAATACCCGTACCGTCATTAACAAACTTAGCATACTTAGCACTACTTCGCACTAACCTTTCAAGCCGGCTTCGCCCTAAGGGAAACCAACTATTTTGAAGGTTACCGTCATCTACGGGACTATTCCGTTCTAGGTTACCCAGTAACTCCATCTGCCCCAAATCCAGAGCCCTATCAACCACCCTATCCAAAGCAGTAGGGAGTTTATCTTTCTGGATATGAGTTATAAGAGTATAACCTGCCGCCATGAGGCTCAATCCCCCGTTATTGTAAAGAAGTCAACAGTATCAGTTTTATTACTTTTTTCCACCACGAACGGGTCTAAATCCTCTCTCAATTCCTTTGGAAATATCTCACTACTGGAAACCTCCACCCTCCAATCATTCACTTTAACCAAGGGAGTATCACGCCGGGCCTGTGAAAATGCAACCATATTAGCTGTTATCCGTTTACACACACTACTAGCCACATTCCAACTAACCTGGTCGGCAGGGGTGAAGGATCTGTGGCAATAACTATCTATCAG